GGCCGGCGTTGTGGAAAGAGGTGACCCATGGGCAAAGCAGGACGCAAGCACAAGCAGGGGCCGCGCGAGCCAAACGGACGGCTCAAACGCAAGACGCGCAAGGAACGGCTTGTGCTGGTGATCGACCACGGGACCGAGCACGCCCAGGCGATGCAGGCGCTCTATGGCCAAGACGGGTGCGACGCGATCGGTCGCGCCTACCGCGCCGGCCTGCTGGGCGAAGGGAACGACGCCAAGGCCATGCTCGACATGGCGCGGTCGCTGTCCAACGCCTATTGGACGGCCTATGCGGTCGGCACGTTTCGCAGCCCGATCGGAGATCGAACCCATGGAAGCGGTGATCCGATCGACCACGAGCGCGTAAAGCGCCGCGAAACCTGGCTGCGCGAAAGCCTCGAAATGGTCGCGCGCATGGGCAGCCCGGTGCGGCGCGCGTTCAACCAGCTGGTGATCGACGTGAACCCGGATTGCGGACCCGCGTGGCTCGACAAGCTGGTCTGGTCTGAGCGCCAAGGGCTGACTGCCGATGCGCGCCGATACCGTCGTGCTGCCCTATGCCAAGATGGCCTCTACCCACCCGCGGCAGTGCATCTTTTTCGGCACGATCAACCCGGGCGAAAGCGGATATCTGACCGACGCCACGGGCAACCGGCGGTACTGGCCCGTCGCGGTCACCTCGGCGAACATCGAACTGATCCAGAGTCGGCGCGATCAGATTTGGGCAGAGGCGCGCCAGGCGTTCGAGGCCGGCGAGCAATGGTGGTTGAGCGCAGAGGAGGAGGCCCTTGCCGCTGAGCAGGTGGCTGAGCGCGAGGAATACGACGTTTGGGAGGAAATCCTGAGCGAGAAGCTGGTGGGCTACGAGACGGCGACGACCGCGGCCGTGCTCGAAATGCTGGGCATTCCGCACGAGCGCAAAGATCGGAAAGCCGAACTGCGGGTGGCGAAGTGCCTGACCAAGATCGGTTTCGACATCAAGATCGGCAAGGACGCAAATCGCAAGAGCGTGCGGGTTTGGCGAAGGTCAACATGATGAAAAACCACCATATTCCGACCGTCTACGCTTCTGTCTACGGAAGTGTCTACGCTTGTCCGTTTGTCTACGCTTCTTTTTTTGCGCGCGGGCGGCGCGGTCTACGCAAGTGCCACATGTCTACGCTCGCCAAGACGACATGCGTAGACACAAAGGTAGACACCGAAACCCGCAGAAATCCGCCACATTTCCACCCTGTCTACTCTTTCTACTCTTATCTTAGAGAAAAGAGAGAAAGAGAGAAAAATGAAGACTGGGGGAGGAATACGCGCGCGCGAGTGGACTGTAGACACACCACAGAAGCGAACTGGCGCAAACCGGCCCGTTCGGATGGGGTGGAAGTAACCATGAAAGGGCGCACAATGAGCAGAGGACGACCGGTAGGAAGCGCACGCAAGGCTCAGGCCATTGTTGATCGCGCAATCGAGATGCGGCGCAACGAGGGCCGCGTGAACAAGTCGCGCATCGCCCGCGAACTGCATGTGCACATTTCCACAGTGTTCCGCGTGCTGCCAAGAATTTCTGCATGACGATTTAATGCGATATGCCGGAGCGCTTTGACTTGCTGTAAATGGCTTGCCCATGTCGAATGGCGCGCCTCAGCAAAATACAGGAAGGGTGCAGAACCGGAACTTGACCAACGCGGGCAAGGGTCGGCCCAAAGGCGTTCCCAACAAAACCACGGCCACACTCAAATCAATGATCCTTGAGGCCCTCGATAATGCGGGCGGCGTTAAATACCTGACCAAACAGGCGGACGAAAACCCCGTCGCGTTCATGACGCTGGTCGGCAAGATCATTCCGCTTCAGTCTGCGGATGACGCGCCCAAGACCCTGACGATCGAGTGGAAGTCATGACCGCGCTCGTCATCGACTACAGTCCGCGCGATGCGTTCCGCCCGTATCACGACAACCGCAAGCGCTTTTCGGTCACTGTGGCCCATCGCCGTGCGGGTAAGACCGTGGCCCGTATCAATCGGATCATCAAGGACGCGATCCTTTGTGAGAAGCCGCGCCCGCGTTTCGGATACTTGGCGCCGTTCTTCGTGCAGGCCAAGGACATTGCGTGGCTTTACCTCAAGCACTACCTGGCCCCCCTGACCGCGCTGGGCGGCAAGGTCAACGAAAGCGAGTTGTCCATCACGCTGCCGCATAACGGCGCTGTGATCCGCCTGTACGGCGCTGAGAACGCCGAACGGATGCGCGGGGTCTACTTCGACGGCATTTGCATCGATGAGGCGCAGGGCGTTGCGCAATCAGTGCTGACTACTGTCATACTGCCCGCGTTGGCAGATCGGCAGGGATGGCTCGATTGTTCGGGCACGCCGCGGGGTTGGCAAAACCTGCTGGGGCAGTTGGTCAAGCTGGCGCGCGACAATCCGGCGGATTGGTTCCTGCAGATCCTCAAAGCGTCCGAAACCGGCATTCTCCCAGACCACGAACTGGAAATGCAGCGCTCGCTCCTGAGTGAAAACGAATACGAGCAGGAGTTCGAGTGCAGCTTTGACGCGGCGATCACTGGCGCGTTTTACGGCAAGGAATTGGCTCAGGCGCTGAACGAAGGCCGCATTTGCGATGTGCCGTGGCAGCCTGAGTTCAAAGTCCATACGGCTTGGGACTTGGGGCGGCGGGACGATACGGCCATTTGGTTTTACCAGCGCGTCAAATCCGAAATCCACGTTCTGGACTTCTACGCGATCAGCGGCGCCGACGTGGCCGATCTGGCGACGGTCATTCATTCCAAGCCCTACGTCTACGGCAAGCACTACCTGCCGCATGACGCGCGGATGAAAACCCTGGCCAGCAATGGCCGATCGATCGCTGAGCAGCTTTGGTCGCTGAATGTGCGGGGCGAGATCGTTCCTGACATCGGCGTGCAGAACGGCATTCAGGCGGCGCGCGCTGTGCTTCCGACATGCTGGTTCGATGAAGCCAAGTGCGAGATCGGGCTGGAAAGCCTGCGCCACTATCAGCGGGAATGGGACGAGGACAAGCGGTGCTTCCGCGAAAGCCCGCGCCACGATTGGACCAGCCATGCCGCCGACGCATTCCGAATGCTCGCTGTGGCCTGGCGTGAAGAACAGCCCACCCGCGACTGGAAAGGCCCTCCGCGCGGGATTGAGAACGCCACTTTCAACGAGATCGTCAACAACCGCCGACGCGCGTCTGCGTCGAACTACTGAGGTCAGACCATGGCAAGCCCCAACACTCCCACCACCGAAAGCGGTCTGCCGATCTTTGGCCCGGTCGATACTGGCGCGCTGATTACCCACACCGCCGCATCGGCAGGCGTGAACGGGACGGATCAGACGAACATCAACGGGCGCGGCATCAAGATCGTGATCGACATCACCGCGATCACCGGCACATCGCCGACGCTGACTGTCACGTTGCAGGGCAAAGATACCGCCTCGGGCAAGTACTACACCATTCTGGCATCGGCGGCGCTTACGTCGGTCGCAACCACGGTCATCGAAGTTTATCCCGGCCTGACTGCATCGGCCAACACGGTGGCGAATAGCACGCTGCCCAAGACCTGGCGGGTCATTAGCACGATCGGCGGCACGACCCCGGCTGTGACCGCAACCGTTGGCGCATCGGTGATCGTGTGACTATTGACGTTGCATCCTTCTGGCTTCGGGAAATCCAAGCCTACGACGTTCGCCAAAAGCGTGCGCGGTGGAACCTGTGGGCGCGTCACGCGATCGAGCGTTATACGCTGTCGCGCAACGGTGTGGCTGAGGATGTAGAGCAATCCGACAAGGACGCGCGGTATAACATCTTCTGGTCGAACGTCGAAAACCTGAAACCTGGGATGTATGCGCAGACCCCGAAGCCGGTGGTCATCATGCGCCACGATGACAACAATCCCGTTGCCAGAACGGCGGCTGAAGTCATCGAGCGGTGCCTCGCTTACCAGATGTCCGAACATGGCTTTGGTTCGGCGATTCGAGCGGCGCGTGATGACTATCTCCTGACCGGCCGGGGTGTGCCGTGGGTGCGCTATGTGCCTCACATCAAGCAGATTGCACCGGCTGAGCTGGACACGCTGGCAGCGGACGAAAGCAACAACCCGCCGCCCGTTCAGGAATTGCTCGATTTCGAAGAAGTCGTTGCGGACTACGTGCATTGGTCGGACTTCGGCCATACAGACGCGCGGCGTTGGGAGGATGTGCGCGGCGTCTGGCGTCGGCTTCGTCTGGACCGTGAGGAAGTCGAAAAGCGCTTTGGCAAGGAATGGGCCGCGCGTCTGGCGTTCGATGCTCAGACGGTTCGCAGCGACACGGGATCGACCGAAAGCGAGCAGCGGCCCGACGATACCGAACCTGCCGATGGTCTGGCGACCATTTACGAATGCTGGGACGCGCGCAAGCGGCAGATCGTGTTCGTGTCGAAGGGCGTTCCTGAACCAATCAAGGTTATCGACGACGATCCGCTTGGCCTGCCCAAGTTCTTTCCGTGTTCGCGCCCGATCTATGCCACGCTGGCAAACGAAGATTTGTTTCCGGTTTCAGACTATCGTCAATACCGCACGCAGATCAGGCAAATTCAACGCCTGACCCGTCGCATTGATGCGCTGACCGATGCTGTGCGCGTGGTCGGGGTCTACGATGCGTCCGTGCCTGAATTGGCCAGGCTGTTCCAGCAAAACGATAACACGCTTGTTCCCGTGACCAATTGGGCGGCTCTGGCTGGCAAGGGTGGTCTGGACGGCGTTGTGTCGATGGTCCCGATGAAGGAAATCGCGGAGACGCTGATGATCCTTCACGGCGAACGCGATAAAGCGCTAAACGACAGCTACCAGTTGACCGGCATCAGCGACCTGATCCGAGGCGACACGCAGGCCAGCGAGACCGCGACCGCGCAGAACATCAAAAACAACTACATCACGATGCGCTTTGACGAAAAGAAGCGCGAGATCGACCGATGCATTGTCAACACGCTGAACATCATGGCGTCAATCATCTGCCGGGTGTTTGCCGATCAGCACATTGTGCAGATGTCGGGCATGAAGCTTTGCGCCAACCAGCAGGAATTGGCTCAGGCGAAACAGGCAGTCGAAGCGGCCAAGCAACCGCAGCAAGGGCAGCCGCCGCAGATCCCTGACGAAATGGTCGCCGAGATGGCCGATCGCCCGTGCTGGGATGAAGTGCTGCAATTCATCCGCAACGAGCCTGAGCGTCGTTTCCTGATCGACATCGAAACCGACAGTTCGGTTGTCGCGGATCAGCAAGCCCAGCAGCAGCAGGCGGTGCAGTTCATGACCGCTGTGGGCGGCTATCTCAAATCCGCAACGGATGCGGTCCAAGCCACGCCCGAATTGCTCCCGTTGGCAGGCAAAATGCTCGAATGGGCGGTCAGGCAATTCCCGATCAGCCGCGACCTTGAAGGCGCGATTGCGTCGGCTGTGCAGGATCTGGAAAAAGCCGCGCTGGCCAAGGCATCGCAACCGCCGCAGCCCGACCCCGAAACAATGAAAATCCAAGGCCAGCTTCAGCTTCAGCAGGCGAAGCAACAGGGCGACATGCAGCTTGCTCAGGCCAAGCTTCAAGGCGATCTGGCGCTGCGTGCAAAGGACATGGCGCACGATCACGCGACCGAACACGCTGGCATGGCTGCAGATGCTGTGCAGGACGCGCAAGCCAATCAGCAGGCCATGCAGCAGCAGGCCATCCAAGCCCATATCGATGCGGCGCTGAAACAGCAGGCAGAGCAGTTCAAGCAACAGACCGCCGTTTTGGTCGCGCATATCCAGAACCTGGGCAAAATCGAGGTGGCGCGGATCGCGGCGGATGCGACTGCAGATGCAGACGCTGAGGCCCATGAAGTCGGGGCCGGCGCCTGATGCCGATCTATGCCATCCGTTGCCCGGCATGCGGCGAGCGCGGCGAAGTGTTCCGCAAGCTGGCGGATCACGGGGATTGGCCTGCGTGTGAATGCGGAACCCCAATGGTTCAAGCGATCACTGCGCCGGCGACAATCCATAACGCAGAGATTTACGACTACAAATCGACGCTCGATGGCGAACACGTCACGTCCCGGCATCAGCACATTGAACACATGCGCAAGCACAACGTGTTTGAAGTCGGCAATGAGATCGATGCGCTTGTGAACCGCAAGCCCGAACCATTGCCCGATCTGAAACATGAGATCGCGCGTGATTACGACATCATCGAAGCCAAGCAAAACCGAGGGGAATTGTAATGTCCGATGGCGAGGCCAAGGGCTTTGATATTGGCGAAGCGTTCGACAAGATTCTGAGCGCGCAAGAGGAAGCGGAAACGCCGGTCGTTGAATCTGCCGAAACCGAACCTGAAAAGCCCGCACGGGACGAACAGGGACGTTTTGCGCCCAAAGCAGAGGAAGCCCCCGAGGAACCGGCAAAAGAGCCTGAAGCAACCCCTGAGGCCGAAAAAACCGATCCAGAACCCGAAGCTCCGCAACCGCCCGAACGCCTGCCCAAGGAAATCCGCGAGGAATGGGGCAAGCTATCTGAGCCGGTGCGAGCGGCGATCGAAAAGCGCGAACGGGAAACGCACGATATCGTCACGCGGGTTGATCGTGAACGCCAGGTTGGCCGCAGCTTTGACCAGACCGTTCAAGAATATCGCGACATCATTGATGCGGACGGTGGCGGCAAACCTGAAGTGGCCGTTCGCAACCTTCTGCACACGGCGCGGATGCTTCGGACTGCCGATCCCGACGCCAAGGCGCAGTTGCTGAACCAGATCGCGACGATGTACGATATCGACATCGAACGCGCCTATTATTCGCGTCCGCAGCCTGAAATCGCCCGCGCCCAACTCGCCATCCAGCAGCGCGATGCCCAGCTTGCGTATTACCGGGCGCAGGAACAACAAGCGCAGACCGGTCAGATCGAACAGACGATTGAGCAATTCGCCGCGTCCGTGCCGTATTTCGCAGAAGCTGCACCGGAAATGGAACGTCTGGCCCGTGCTGGCGTCAGTACAGACTTGCAAACTCTGTACAACATGGCTATAGCGGCAAATGACGCACTGCGCTCCACCTCTATTGCGCAACAGGCTGAGGCGCTAGCTCAAGCCAAGCTTGCCGAAGAGAAAGCCAAGCAGGATGCGCTTGTCGCGAAAGCGCGACATGCCGCCGTGTCACCTCCCAGCGCTTCGGGCCATGCCAAGCCTCCGGGAATCGCCACCCTTGATCCACTTGAGGCGATGTCGCTGGAATATGACGCGATTATCGCCCGATATTCGGGATAATCCACCATGGCACTCGGTACTCCCGGTGCGTCGGAACTGATCAGCGCCACCCTGCGCAACCGTTCCAAGACCGCCGCTGACAACTTCACGTACAACAACGGCCTGCTCAAGTTTCTGAGCAAGGCGGGCAACATCAAGCCGATTGACGGTGGTCGTACCATCGCCAAGTCGGTGATTTTCGCCCAGAACAACACGGCGAACAGCTATTCGGGTTACGATCCGATCAACATCACGCCGCAGGACACCCTGACCCTCGCCGAATTTGCGATCGCGCAATACGCCGCGTCGATCACGATCAGCGGAATCGAACTGCTGATGAACAGCGGCAAGGAACAGGTGATCAGCCTGATCGATGAGCGCGTGAACAACGCCTATGGCTCGCTGAAGAACAAGCTGGCCGTCGATCTGTACGGCGACGGCACCGGCAACAACGGTCGCGCCGTAAACGGTCTGGCCGCGCTGGTTTCGTCCACCCCGACCACTGGTGTCGTTGGTGGTATCGACCGTTCGACCACGCTGGGCACTTTCTGGCGCAACCAGAAGTTCTCGGGCGTCACCGATGGGGGTGCGGCGATCTCGTCCGCAAACATCGTGGACTACATGAACCGGACCTACGTCCGCTGCGTTCGCCAGGCTGACAAGCCGAAGGTGATCGTGGCCGATAACAACCTATATCTGACCTACCTTCGCGCGCTGCAGGCTCAGCAGCGTTTCGCGTCGGCGGACAGCGCTCAGGCTGGTTTCGGCGAGCTGATGTTCATGTCGAACATCCCCGTCATTCTGGACGGCGGTTTCGGCGGCGGCGCTCCCGCAAACACGATGTACTTCCTGAACACCGACTACCTGTTCTTGCAGCCGCATTCGAAGCGGAACTTCACCGAGATCAGCGAAGTCAACCCCGTCAACCAGGATGCTCTTGTCAAGCTGGTCGGCTGGGCGGGCAACCTCACCATGTCTGCGGGTTTCCTGCAGGGCGTGCTGACCGCGTAAGGAGCGCAGAACATGGCATATACTGTCCTCGAAGTCACCGCCGGGCTTGTCGATCTTTACAACGTCGATACGCTTGGCCCCGGCCCTCTGGCTGGTCTGGCGACTGGCCCGACCACTCGCGGCTTCACCAATTTCCCCGGCGTGGAAATCAAGGGTTTTGACCCTTACCTCGGCGCCGGCACGTTCATCTATGGCCGCGCATCGACCACGATCGCCGCCGGTGGCGTGTGTGAAGTCGGCGTGAACGTGTCGGCCACCAACCGCTATGACATCCAGTTCACCCCGTGGGCTGGTACGGCGAACAGCGGCAAGGCTCTTGCCATTGCGCTGGTTGCGCTGACTGTCGGTCAGTACGGCTGGTTCCAGGTCGAAGGCAACGCGATTGCCAACGTGCAGGGCACCCCGGCTGTCGGCAACCCGATGTACTGGCAGGCAACCGGCGTGGTTTCGCCGACTGCTGTCAACGGCAAGCACATGCTGAACACGACGGCGATGTCGGCTGTGTCGGCCCAGATCGGCACCGGAGCGGGTTCGTCCAACACCTACGTTCCCGGCTCGAACGTGGGCACCCTTTCCAGCACTCAGGCCGTTCTGTTCCTGAACCGTCCGCTGGCTCAGGGTCAGATCACCTAATGAAAACTGGGGGATGGTTGCCGGATCATCCCCCACCCCTTTCTGGAGAGAAAGCCCATGAGTGAAGTCACAGTATCGATTGACGGCTACGACAATCCCAATTCGTCGGCCATTGTCGAGTTCTACGATGGCCGCGACTACATGAACGACCTTGATCGTCGGCAGGCCATCGCCGAAGGGCGCATGACGGCTGAGGATGAGGATTTCCGCGTCGTGCCGTTCATTCGAGTGACTTTTCCGGGTCGGCAGGATCTGAAGGTTGACCGCATTGCCATTACCGAAACCATCGGTGATGCGATCGGCGATCATGAGCGTTTCCCGCGTGAATGGGCGGCTTACAAAGCCAACCGCTCGCAGGAAATCATCGGCACGCCGCTGAGCGTCATCGAGACGTTCAACGACGGCGACATTGCCAGCCTTGCCTCGAAAAACATCCGTTCGGTCGAAATGCTGGCGAGCCTGACCGATACCAGTGTTTCGGCGCTGGGCATGGGCATGCGACGTTACCGTGACATTGCCCAGAAATATCTCTCTTCGCAGCCTGCACCGCTGCCGCCCGCTGTTCAGTCCGAGATGGACGAACTCAAAGCGCAGATCGCGGTGCTGACCGCTCTCGTTTCGAAACAACCCCGCAAGCAAAGGGAAACAGCAGATGCCTTCAGTCAGTAAACTCGTCGGCATGGGTGCGCCCGCTGCTGGCGCAGGCTTCATGGTCGGCGATGTCGCCTCGGGTCTGACCGCTACCGGTTCGACGCAGGGCACCGCTCTGGCGATCACGGCCAACTTCAACCAGTTCACGACCGTGGCAGCTTCGACCGGTGCTGTGCTTCCGGCGCTGTCGTCCTCGCCGCAGCTTGGCGTGACCAATGGTGACAGCATCGAAGTTTTCAACGCGGGCGCGAACGCTCTGGCGGTCTATCCGCCGTCGGGTTCGTCCATCAACGGGCTTTCGGCGAATATCGCCATTTCCGTTCCGGCGAACAAGGGCGCGCGCTTCATCATGCTGACGCCGACCACTTGGGGCTGCATCCTTAGCGCCTAATCGAAGGTGTTGACCGATGGCGAAAAACCTACTGGCCATCGTTCAGACGGCGGCGCTCGAACTTGGCCTTCAATCTCCTGCGTCTGCGATTGGCAACCCCGATCAGCAGACGCAGCAGATGGTTGCTCTGGCCAACCGTGAAGGCAGCGAACTAGCCCAGATCGAAGGCGCGTGGACGGCTCTGCGGGGCATCCAGAATATCACGCTGGTAGCTGGGCAGGATACCTACGCCTTTCCGACCGACTTTGCGTATTACCAGCAAGACACGTTCTGGAACAGCACTTCGCACATGCCCCTCACCGGGCCAATGTCGCCCGCTGACTGGCAATACCTCAAATCCGCGATTGCGCCTGCGGGTGTGTATATCCGCTATCGGATCATGAACGGTTCGATCGTGTTCGATCCGGTGCCTCAAGCGGCGCCCACGGGTTATTCGATTCCTGCCGGGTTTTCGCTGATCCCGTATGTCGCGGGCAATGTGATCTCGATCGAATACGTGTCGAGCAACTGGTGCCAATCGGCGGCGAGTGTGCCGCAAAGCCAATTCCTGGCCGATACCGATACGCCGCTGCTGCCCGATGACTTGTTTGTGCTGGGCCTCAAATGGCGGTTTCTGGCTGCCAAGGGTTTCAATTACGCGGAGGAAAAAGACGCCTACACCGTGGCCCTGTCGCGGTATCATCCGCGCGACAAGGTCACTGAAAGCATCCACATGGATGCACGGCGCAATGACCTGTTCCTCAACATGGGCATTCTGCCTGCGGGTAGCTGGCCCGGTCGATGAAAGCCGATCAAGCCAAGCGCCAGCGCGTTTCGACATCGGCCACGGTGGGCGCCCCTGTCGGTGGTCTCAACGCGTTGAATGCGGTTGCGGAAATGCCCGAGACCGACGCGCTGATCTTGGACAACTTCTTTCCGCGCACCACCGATGTCGTGACCCGCAACGGCTATCAGGCGTGGGCAACGGGAATGTCGGGATCGGTCGAAACGATCATGGCCTTTCGCGGCGGCACAGTGAACCAGTTGTTTGCG